CATACATGTAGTCAGAGCTGCAGCGATGGTCAAGGAGCGGCAGGCGATGCGGGCGATCGATCAACGCCGACAGGTGACGACGCACGTCTACTGGGGAGTGGCTGGCGCGGGCAAGACGACGCGAGCGCTGAAGAACAAGGATCTCTACATCCTCCCGTACGCGGGGGACAAGGTGATCTGGTTCGACGGCTATATGGGCCAAAAGGCCATCCTGCTGGAGGATATAACTCCGAATTGCATTGCTCTAAAAGCTTTGCTGAACATTTGCGATGGAGCACCAATGGACTTTGCTGTCAAGGGTGCTTTCGTCCGTGCCGAGTGGACGGACGTCTACATCACCTCCAACTTCCATCCCAAGGGCTGGTTCACGGACATCACGCCGGAGTCCCAGGCTGCGTTAGCGCGCAGGATGACGGAGGTCATCGAGTTCAAAGCACCGCCTGCAAGGTTTGGGCAGTCGGACGAAGTCAAGTGGAACGACACGGACCCACAGTGGTCAGATTCAGATTCTGATGTTCAAATTATTGAATAAAATTACATTTTAAAATTTTCCGGGGGCTTCGCCCCCGAACCCCCTTCACCTCGCGGCTTCGCCGCTCGGTTACGAAGTGACGGGTAATACTGACCGTCACTTCGTAGAAGGGGGCTCCCTTATAAACAAATGTCATGCGAAAAAGGCGGGGAGCCCGTAAATATGGTCGACGAAGAACCATCCGACGGAGAATGGCTGGGAAGTCAAGATACCGACGCAAGCGACTTCAGCGACGAGGAAAAGCTACCGTTGGACGAGTCAAAGGAATCACGGCATTCCCTGACAGGATGTTCCTCAAGCTCCGATATGCAGAAAACTTCGCCGGAACAATGGCAGTCGGCGACGGGCAAGACACTCGGGCCTACCGAGGAAACAGCATCTTCGACCCATACGCAGGAGCGGGCGGGCACGCGCCGTACTCGAGTGAACAATGGACCAATTTCTACAAGCGGTACCGTGTCTTTGGGTCATCAATCAAGGTTACCTGCGCTTACAACCGGAGCGCCAACTCAAGTACAGCCGACAATATCAACGGCATCAACCTCTACGTCGTGCCGGTCACAGACAGCACAATCGTCTTCCAGTCAACCCTGGATGAAATGCCAAGATGCCGAAAGCGATTCAATTGGGCAACATACCAAAACCGGCCATCAAGAATCAAGCACTATGCCACCACCCGCCAGATTTTCGGAGTATCTAAGGCTACGGCTTCAACAAACGCCGAATTTTCTGCGCTCACCGGGCCGACGGGTACGGGCTCAGATCCCTCCGCTCAGTGGTATTGGTGGATCGCTGCAACCAAGCCATTCGATGCAGTCTCAACAGTAGTGCAGCAGCTTATGTGGCGCGTAGAGATCACGTACTACGTAGTCCTGTATGACCGTAAATGGCTCGACCAGTCTTATCCTTCTTAATCGATTTTTTGCAAGTTTTTCTCCTGTATAAAAGGTTTCTTGCGTCCTAAATTTGCGACCGCTTCGCGGCCGCACGATGTGACACAGCGCTCGCTTCGCTCGCCATATTATTATGGATCTCGTCTGCAGGCGCCTTCGGCATGCGTCCAGGCTTAAAGGTATCCGTTGGTAAGTAACGGGTATCCGTTAGACGGTCTTAAGAGTAACGGGTATCCGTTGGTTAATCTTCACGTAACGGCTGGCCCATGAGCCAACCCACAACCGGTACTTTTTAGTACTAGTACTACAGTATGCCAAGTACTCCAACTTTGGTCATTTCCCATTTAAGGTACCTGCTATCGGAGATTATGCCAGCACATAGATCGCTATGTTTTACATGGAACAACCCTGATTCCGAACTCTGCTGCTTCGGACCACTCGTTAAGTATGTTTGCGCGGGCTTGGAGGTGGCTCCTAGTGGCACTCTGCACTATCAAGGCTACGTGGTCTACAACCGTCCGGTCAAGTTTCGACAGGCTGCAGCTGAGCTTGGCATCCCAGATGGAGCGGCTCATTTCGAGCCTACGCGCGGTACTCCAGAGCAGGCTCGTGATTACTGTAAGAAGGACCCCCTCGAATTTGTCGAGCACGGTGACTTTGCAGCAGTAGGACAGGGTAAGCGCACTGATCTGTCAGCAGCAGCAGCATCTGCAGCAGATACTAAGATGCCAATGTGTGATGTGATCCTGAACCACCAGGGTGTTGCTATGAGGTACTCGCGCGGCATACATGTAGTCAGAGCTGCAGCGATGGTCAAGGAGCGGCAGGCGATGCGGGCGATCGATCAACGCCGACAGGTGACGACGCACGTCTACTGGGGAGT